GGTAATGAGTAGGGTGTTAATTAGACAGGCTATGGAAAGGGATTTAGAGGATTCTGAGGGTGGATTACAGATTGGCGTGGATGTGGCTAGGTTTGGTGATGATAAAACAGAAATGTATTTGCGGAAAGGAATGAAGATACTCAGGCATAAAGAAATGACCAAAGCAGACACATTGGATGTTGCCAATACAGTATGGGATTTTGCTGACCAAGATCCTTCCATACCGATCTATATAGATGTGGGCTATAATCCAGGTGTAGTGGATGTGCTGGCTAATTTAGGGGCTTTGGTGTATCCGATCAATTTTGGTGGCGTAGCACAGGACGAGGATAAGTATGGAAGTTCAGCATCTGAAATGTGGTTTGAATTCCCACTAGAGGAGGCAGACATACCAGATGACCAAGAGTTGATGAATGAATTGAGTACCAGGCAATATTTGTATGATAAGAAGAATAGAAAAATGGTGGAGCCCAAAGACGATTTCAAGAAGCGATTTAAAAAGAGTCCAGATAAAGCGGATGCCTTGTTGTTGACGTATTATCATGTGGACTTTATGAAGGGTGGAATGGCTGGATATGAATTATCCGACCTAGGATTATAAAAGAAGTGAACAATGGGTGGACCAGGAAGTGGAAGAAAGAAAGGTAGTGGAAAAGCGGTAAAAGCGAATGCCTTACATGAGTTAAAAAATGCTATAAATAGAGGAGCTAGGAATGCCAATGCTGGTTTTAATTCTGGTACCAAACGAGAACTGGGTATGGAAAACAGTCATGCTATGGCTAGAGCAAAAGCCACATTGAAAACCGGAAAAGTATACAAATAAGGAGCACCCCAAATGCAATTACTGAAGACCGAAAAAACAGTACTGACTGATAATGAGATCCTTCAGTACATTGCCAATTATGAAATGAATCAGATGCCGGAATTTACAAAGCTGTGGCAGTACTACAAAGGAAAAAATGAAAAGATTTGTACAAGGAAAGCACCTGACCCAAACAATCCTGACAATATAGTGCCTATTCCGTATGGCAGGAAGATTGTTACCACATTTACCGGATATGCATACAGACCAAAGTACATTACCTACAAAATAGACGAGGAATCAGAAGAGGATTATCTTACCAATATTTTGTATTCATTCAAACTAAACAATGAGCATATCAAAACAAATCGGGCAGGGCGCAATACTGCCATCTTTGGTGTATCTTATGAATTGATGTACATTGATGGATTGCTTACTAATGATGAAAAGATACCAATAAAAGCGGAACCTAAATTCTTTTCTGTAGATCCTAGGGAAATGATATTGCTTTATGACTATTCCTCAGAGCCTAAAAAGAATATGGCCATCCGATTCTACCGAATAACCAATGAATACTATAAAGTAGAAATGTATTATGCCACCAAAGTAATGCTATTTGATAGGAAACGAGGAACGGATGGCAAATGGCTGCTATCATTCCAATCAGAATCTCCCAATTATTTCGGAGAAGTGCCGGTAGTAGCTTATTATTTTGGGGATGAAATGGAGGGCATCATTACTCCAGTCATTCCTTTAATTGATTCCTACGATGTTTTGATATCGGATAGTATGAATGAGTTTGATAGGTTTGCTCATGCCTATTTGATCATGAAGAAGTTTGGATTGACTGATCCGACGAAGAAAAAAGATGAAGGGGCAATAAGCAAAACATTGCAGATGCTGAAACGGTCGAGGATCTTTGAATACCTAGATGAAAAAGCAGATATTCATTTCCTTACCAAAGACATTCCCACAGCATTTATTGATTACATGAGCAAGTTTGTACAGAATCAAATCCATATCCAGTCTCATGTACCAGATTTTACCGGGGACAGAATGGCAGGAGCGTCAGGTATTGCTATTCAGAGGCTATTGTTTGACTTTGAGAATGTAGTAAGTAGTGCTGAGGCTGATTTTGATATTGGATTGATGGAAAGAATCCGATTGTTGACTATAATATATGATAAAGTAGGATTGGCTATTGGTGAACCGGGGAATGTAGTTATATCCCATAAGAGGAATGTACCGTTGAACCTGATGGAATTTGCCCAGACAGCTATGACAATGAAAAATGCAGGGTTTAGTAGCTATCTGGTGGCAGACATAATGCCAGATGATGTAGTGCCTAATGTAGAAGAGGAATTGGAGAGGCAAAAAGAGGAGCAGGAAGCAATGTATCCGGATGTGAGCATGCTGCCTCCAGAGGGAGAGCAACTGCCACCAGAAGAAACGCAGCAGGAAGAAGGAGTATAACATGGGTGGGCCAGGTAGTGGTAGAAAGAAAGGTAGCATTTCGGGAAAATCGATTCCAAAATTTAAAGTCAAAAAAAGAAAAGATGATGATATAGTCGATACACCTGGGGGATTTTCACGTGGCCAAATAAGGAATGCCGGAAAATCTAAATTGAAAAAGGGATGGACTAGATCCATTCCCAAATAGAGTAAGAACCACCTAGAATCGATAGATTTCAGGTAGATGAGGAATTATACCAGTTTAGGTATACTATCGATTCTAGGCGGTTCTTGCCCAGCTACAAAGAGGTTTTGAATGCCAGCACATACTACTGAGAGCTTGCTACAAACAGCATATACTGAGGTACTCAAAAAACAGGATAAGTATGAGCGAAGAATACAGCTGGCATTGAAACAAGCTTTGACAAATATCCAGGGTGAGATGAAGTCCATGTATGATAAATGGGCAGTGGACGGAAAGTTAACCTATGCGGAAACAGCCAAATATAATCGGTATGCTTCCATGGAAACTAATATCATGGACATACTAGATCCTGTATTGAAAGAGAATGTAAAAGATATCAAAAGACTCCTCCCAGAACAATATAATGAAGCTTTTTATCGTACGGCATGGGCTATCGATAATGCTTCTGGATTGCGATTGAATTGGGGACCAATCAATAAAAATATGATATTGGAATTGTTTTCTATCGATACCTTGAAAAATAAGGAAATGGCGGAAGCACTACGTAATTATCCTATTGACGCAAGAAAGAAGATCCGACAGGCATTGATGAATGGAATGACTATTGGAAAATCGTTTGCGGATATGTCGAGGGATTTGAAGAAGGTAATAAATGTTACATCCTATAAAGCATTGATGATCGCCAGAACGGAAGGAATAACGGCAATCAATCATGGTACTAATGATGGCTATATAAAAGCACAGAAGGAAGGGATTGAAGGCCAAATAGTTTGGAGCGCTACCAAGGATGGCAGGACGAGAGACACCCATGGCGCTATGGATGGCAAGATACAGCAGGAAGATGGGCTGTTTGATGGGCCTGGAAGGGAACGTGCCCCATTCCCTGGCTGGGAAGGATTAAGTGCGGAGGAAAGAATACATTGTCGGTGTAATGAACAGTTTCAGATAGATGGGTATTCTCCTCAACTGATGAGGTCGAAGGAAGGTGGAATAGTCCCCTATCAGAATTATGAGGATTGGAAGGCCAAGAAGCCTATTGATTTTGTTCCTTATACTCTGGAAGCGGATCAGAAAACAGAACGCATATTATTCAAGGATGACCAGAGTGCCTTGGCACAAGTGGTGCGTCAATTCTTCAAAGATAATCAATTAGATCCCACTTTCTTAAATAACAACTGTTATGGATTTGAAGATGTATACAAGGATATAGTAAAAAATCCTCCAGCTATTACAAGGGATTTTTCAAAGACCACTCATTACAGTACCGGTACTAATACAATAAATATGGGACCAATAGCTAATAGTGAGGATGGCGCTACTACATTCTTGCATGAAATAGGTCATTTTTTAGACCATCAATTAAATGCAGGTGGAAATGATTATTTTGTATCTTATTCGGAAGAATTTCAGGACGCTATTTTTTCAGACACTGCCCAATTGTTGGATGATTTAGTGCAGCAAAAAATAAAAGGAATACATTACCCTACGGGTATAGGTCATCTATATTTTAGTAGTTCTCCATCGGATGTGGATCCATATAATATCAATTGCGATATAATTGCGGGAATGAAAGACCAGTATGATGATCTATATGAAAAGCATTTTATGAAAAACGCTAATGATCCTGATGCTATTAAAGCCGCAAAAAAGAAATACATGCAATATCTTATGAATAAGAATTTTATCAACGGCTGGGAAATTTATGGTCCGATACATGTGGATTCTTATTGGAAGAAATCAAAATATTTTCAGAATACTGAAATATTTGCAGAGATGTTTGAAACATCTCATGTAGTAAAAGGATCTTATGCTAAATATTGGGAGCAAATGCAAGAATTTTTACCTAAAACAACTACAATATACAAGAGGAGTTATCTGAAATGAAAAAAGAGAAATTAGTACATGGGTGGAGTCCGGATATTATGCTGAAATATTATGAGGCTACTGGAAAATCATTGGATACTTTTGCCGTGAATGGACTGATTAAAAAGCATAGGCAATTGGTTGAGGATGCTATACGAACAAAGACACCGATAAAGTATAAATACAATGAAGATGAAATATTGTAAGGGAGGCTCCTATGGGTGGACCTGGAAGCGGTAGAAAGAAAGGTAGCGGTAAAAAGATAATCAACACCATGACTGATTTTACAAATAGAACAGGTATCATGGGAGACAATGAACGCCAGATTGGTAGGAAGGGTGGGAAAACCACTCCCACAGGAAAGGTAAAAATATCCAAATCCGCTTTGAAACGTAGGGAAGAAAAGTATGGAAAAGAAGCGGCATCCAAAATGAGTAAGTGGTCGGAATAAAAGGAGTAACTATGCCATTGAAAAAAGGATCTTCAGATAAAACAGTGAGCACAAACATTTCCACTATGATGCATGAAGGCAAACCCCAGAAGCAAGCAGTGGCAATAGCATTATCGGAAGCCGGTAAGGGTAAGAAAAGAAAGACCAAAGCTCCTAAATCTAAAAAGGTGTAATGATGATACTGACCAATCTGGACTATGCGTATTGTACTAAGAAATATGATAAGCCCGAATGTCCTAGATGTAGAAGGAACATAATGCTCTATGAAAAGTATGATGGGCCATTGTTCTGGGTGGATCATTTCGTTATTGAATATTCAAGTGCTCCAGTATGCCCATTTTATAAAACGGCCTCGAAAGGAATAGTATGACTACAACCACTGGATCGACATTGCAAAATTATATTGATTGGCTGAAACAGGAATTGGAAAGAAAAGATTATGGTGAAGTATCAATTAGATTCACCATAACCAAGGGGCAGATATCGGATGTACGAAAAGAATCCATCGTACATGAACATTTTGTACTACAGCCTGGAGAGAAAAAGGTTGTAGTGCTGCATAGAAAAGGAGTATAACATGGGTGGACCAGGTAGTGGTAGAAAGAAGGGGGTAAAGAATCAGAGTAAGAATGCGGAGAAACAAAGCAATGCTCAAAAGGTTTATAATGCGGTTAGGCGAAAGCAAAAGGAAGCGGTATTTCGTAAAACCAGCAGAACCCAAAACAGAATGACAGCGGCAAGAGCTGCAACGACTAGGTAAATATTGGGGCTTTATTTTTTATAGAAGATACATTATACTTTTAAATAGTACCAGATCGAAAACGATAGGCACTGACCCATTAGTGGTTGGTGCCTTTTTTATTTGGAGGCAATTATGGGTGGTCCTGGAAGTGGACGAAAGAAAGGTAGTGGAAAAAGTGGCGATCCTATGCTAGCTAAACTCAGCAAAAGAAATGCATCCCAGGACAAAACATATTCTGCTATGAAATCTGGTAAAGTAAAATCAGCGTATTCTGTAGGTGGACTAAAAAAGGCTTCCAAAAAACAGAAACTGTATACAGATAAGAATGGTCAGACGTACATGGGATAAGTAAGGGAGAATAGTAAAAATGGGTGCGGCAAAACAAAGAGTACTTGATGCACGAGCGCGCAGAAAAGCTTCATTGGATGCGTGGGCTAGTTCTATCGAGGAAAGGAAAGCTGAAATACGTAAAAAGAAAAAGTTAT